AGCAGCAGATGGAGTAGGTTACTAAAATGAGTTATTTCAGAGAACTACCAGATTTAGAAATACCATCATCCCTACCACACAAAAATTCTTCAAGGGATTATATAAGAGTTAAAAACTTATTTCGCAGAGTTAAGTTTTTAGATTGGTTACAAGATAAGGCAGTTTTATATGCTAAATTTCAAATACCACAAAATGCAAGACCTGATACCGTTGCTGATTTACTTTATGGAAGTCCAGATTATGATTGGGTTGTTTTAATTACTGCTGGCATCATAAGTGTAAGACATCAATGGCCTCTTTCTAATCGTGATGTTTATGAATATGCAGAAAACAAATATACGCCAGAAAAATTAAATGATATTCATCACTATGAAACTGTTGAAGTTAGAGATCAAAATGGAAGATTAATTCTACCAAAAGGAAAAATTGTAGATTCTGACTTTAAGATAATCGTATCATCTGGTTCTACTTATAAAAATGTTGGACCAAATGAAACTACTACCTTTACTTCTGATACAACTGGGGAAATAAATCCAGTCATTGGTGTTTCAAACTATGAGTATGAAGTTACACTAAATGATCAAAAAAGAGAAATCGATGTTCTTGACAGATCATATCTACAACAATTCTTAAACGATATGAGAGCAATTATGAAGTATGGTGAAAGTTCTCAATTTATTGATGATAAATTAGCCCGTACTGAGAACACTCGTCTCATCGGACCATAAGAGTTTCAGACTCTTATCAAAAACCATTACATAACGGTGCTTGCGGGAGCGATCTTTCCATTCTCCCTCAGCACCTTTTATTTTGCCTCTTGAATGTTTGGTGCCGTCTGCAAAGTAAAAATCTTTCTTTGCGTCTGTAAGACCGCAATATTTAAAGTTACAAGCACGATAGATTGTACCACTATGAAAATCGCTATCAGCATAAGATATGATTGCTGAGACTTCTGTGTCCTTGCGAAACTGTCTAATCGCTTTTGCAACGAACCAAGAAGTAATGTTGTGCTCCTGTGACTGTGTATCTGGGTGGATACAGAGTCTAGAGAGTTCGAAGAGTCCTTGTTGTTGATTTCGTTCAAGACCGAATGCTCCCTTTGCGATTTCTGGAACTGGAAGTCCTGTAAAGATGCAGACTCCCTGTAAACCACCAATATTTAGTGGGGAGAACTCATTTTTCTTGAAAAGACCATAGTTATATCCAGACTTGAATCCCTTTGATATATCTTTAAGATAGTGATATTTAAGCAGCAGTTCTTCTGCCTGCTGTTTGGTAATCCTATCAACGTAAAAATCAGATTTCATAAAAAAAGGGGAGACCCTTGCCTCCCCAGTATTATAGCACCTAATCAGTTCTTCGTCAATTTTTTACCTTTATTCCAGGGAATTCTGCCTTTACAAGATTCACTTATCTTTTTTCTAACCTCTGGTCTTCTAGATGGATTTTTATCACCAGTTAGTTTTCCCCTTGCCCTCAAACCTTTTTCTATGTCCGATTGTCTTCTTTTTTCAGTCATAGTTTTTGGAGTGCCTTTATTTGCCTCTGCAATTTTTCTTTTATGAGACTCTGATAAAGGTTTTCCAAGTCTTCCTTTTCTCCTATTTTGTATATCTTGTTCGGTCATTATTTTGCCAGAACATCCATCACCACCACTAGTTTTATTATGAAGTATTCCAGTTTCTAAATCTTTTCTACCAAACACAGCGATCATATAGATTTCGTGCTTAAATGCTTGTTCTTCCGTAAGATTCGTTTTTAAGAACAAAATTCTTTCTTTTGCTGGAGGATAAAAACCACTATGTTTTAAAAACGCTCTTCTACCCTTCCCTTTACCAATATAATAAGGAGTTCCATCTTCACGCAAATATGCGTAAGTGTAGTATTCCATCTGCTTCTAAATTAAGGTCGCAATAATATTTATAATAAAATAGGGTGGATTTCTCCACCCTTCTCTAAAAGTGCGACCTTATTAGAGCACTAATATTTAGACATCAATCATCAGATGCTAATTTTGCGAAGTATGAAAGTGCATCGTCATCATCATCCTCCACAGGTGCAGCAGCACGGCGGGTGGGTTGAAGATTGTTGAGTTCAGTGCGAAGATCTTCATCAAGATCCTTCACAGGACCACGAGAATACTCTTCCTCTTCGGCAACTTCCTCATCAACACGACGAGAACCTTTGGAACCAAGCACATAGTCCAGACGCTTTTTCAGATCATCATAGGACTTGAACTGGTCGGCAGCAACGAGTTCGGCAAGAGAATACTGCTTCTTCCAGATTGCTTCCATTGCATCATCATCGTCAAGCAGAGCACCCTGAGCAGCAAACTCACTGGAATCATAGTTGCGATAACCAGCAACATTCTTTGCTTTCAGTTTGAAATTAGCACCTTGCCAGAAGTCAAACGGATCGATTGCTTCCTCATCTTCAAACTCGGGTTGCATTGCAGCAGTCAGTTTGTCGAAGATCTTCTTACCATACTTGAACAGGAACACCTTACCTTCATTAGAAGGGTTGGTAGGATCCTTCACCACATAGATGTTGGAAACATAGGTCAGTTTACGCTTCTGCTTACGGGCAAGTTCCTTACCAGCATCAGTGCCGTTGTTCCACAGTTCGGAGTTCAGTTCCGACACGGGATCTTTACCACCCAGAGTGGTCAGAGAGTTCTCAATATACCAACCACCAGGACCTTGGAATGCGTGGGAATACAGTTTCACGAACGGCAGGTCCTCACCGTTAGGAGCAGGAAGGAAACGGATAACGGCATAACCATTGCCGCTCTTATCTACATCCAGTTTCCACAGACGGTCATCGGAAGAACCGCTGCTAGTATTCATTTTTTCAACTTCTTTAACCAGTTTGGCAGTCAGATTGCCAAGTTTAGATTGTTTTTTAAGATCTGAAAAGCTCATTTTGGATTTGTCGGATAAATTGGATTTTGTTTTTCGACAACTTTATTATAGAAGACCTATAAAGGGATGTCAAGCCCTTGTCCATTTTTTATGTTGAGTTCTACCTTGTTCACCTTTAAGAACTCTTGCCATAGCTGCTGGATCTAATCCATTACAAGAACAAAATTCTTTAAGATTTTGTGTAGTGTAAATATTTCCAGAAGGATCTTTTAACTTCCAAATAATTGGATTTTTAATATACTTATTTTTTCTTGCTACTCTATTATGCAAAGAGCATAAAGAAATATTTTCAGATTGAGTTCCCCATTTTAAATTACTAACATTATTATTTTTTGGATTATCATCTAAGTGAAGAACATTGGGATATCTATTTGGATTTTCTAAAAAAGATTTTGCTACCAAACGATGGATATATTCCGAAACCCATTTCCCTTCATCATTTTTTATGGATACAAATTTATATCCATAATTATTTTCATAAGAATTTATGTAATCTTTTTTGGAAATAGAAAATACTTTTCCATTATCCTCAACAAGATAATTTGAAAATCCATCAATTTTATTTAACATATTAGTGTCTTTTACTATACTTATTTAGTAAAAGACATATTATAACAGAGATCCTCTCACCTGTCAATGTATTGTTTCAGAGATTCAATGGTCTTATTCATACTACTAAAAAGTAAACTCATATCAGTTTCTGGTGGGAATCCCATCAGCGCAACTGACTTGCGTAGGTTCTCTTTCATCTCAACCGCTTTGGGGTCGTCTGAAAGGGATAACCTAGTATACATCACTCTCTGCTTTTCTAGCAAGAGCTCGAGTTTTTCAATGTGTTCCAGTTTATCTTCACGGGACATCATACCGAAAGTGAGAATACTTCCGTAAATACTCTCTTGTAACTGATTGATTTCTTTCAGTTCGTCTTGAATAATATCAGAATCAAAAAAGTTACTCATCTATGATTTCCCGTAAAATGCGTTTAAATTGGAATACGTCAATATTTAGAAATGGATTATATTTCTTAATTTTCAAACTTACGGTTTCCCACACTGGGTCCAAAAGTTTCTTATCAAACATATTCCCGAACAGGAATATTTTATTGTATATAACTAGTGTTTCTAGGCTAATTTTCCCGCTCAGGAACTTTTTAAGAACGGGTGGATGACCTTTGGAACAATTCAAGGCATCGTCTAATTTTGTCTCCAAGAACAATTCGCTGCTTTGTTCTTTGAATAAGTATGTCAAACTCTGCTGTCTCCGCATCCAATCTGCGTAAGTTCTTTCGCCAGAATTGATAATCTCTCCAATCCATAAGTTACCGGGTGTGTCTGATGCTACAAAGTTTGATAATAGAAAATCTACGACTTCCTTATCTGAATATTTACGACTAGTTTTTTCAAACCAATACTTATCCTTACGTTTGTTAAATGAAGTTACGGTAGCTCGTGATTTGCCTCCATATTTAAAAAAGTCATATTTACTATTTGTAAAATGACTTTTCATCGAAAGATAAGTTTGATATGTTTCAAATGGTGACATAATTTTAATAAAAATAAATTACTTTCCTCCGTAAGTTTTATATCTCTCCCTCTCAGTATCATTCCAGTTTTTAGCGACAAAATCTGCACCTGCTCCAGTTCCTTCTACACCTTTTAATTTAGATAATACCCGAGTTTTTGCAACATTTGATGGTGCAAAAGAAGTAGGAACAGAATCATAAGAAGCATAACTTGATGGATGAACTCCGTCTCCTCCTGGTTTAAATCCACCTTTAAAATTAGCACCGTATTTAGAAGATAAAGTTGCTAATCTTTGATTTTCGTTATCATATCTACCTTGAGCAGCACCAAGAACATTAACTCTCGCACCAGACTGTTGGAGACGTGCTAATTGCCTTTCGATAGATTTGAAATCACTGGGATTATTACTTACACCAGTTGAAATATTAACAGTTTGTCCTTTAAACTTCTCTGGATTATCTTTTAAATCTCTTTCTAAGTATGAAAGGACTTCCGATGGACTTGCACCAACTCTCCGAGAACCAGGAGACTTTCCACCATAACCCACCGCAATACTATCACCATAGTAATACTCATTCAAAGATGTTCCCAAACTAGGAGAAGCAATAGAACAAGTAATTAAAAATTGCGCAAAGGTTTTCATTATTTTTTTAAAAAACATAATATTATTTATTTCAAAGTGGAAGTTTTGCTCTCGAAGTTTTCTTCATAAAGTTAAGACGAGTTGCGTCCCACTTTAATCGTTCTTTCAAAGGTTTTGAAATCAGTTTTGTAACTGATTCTACCTCAAGACTATTGATTTCACAATAGTGACAGATGGCGTCAATATAGTTGAAGTTTTCTTCTGCAACAATCTTTTCGATTTCAAGAGCAAATTTTGAAGGTGTTAAAAATTTACTTTCTATTGCCTGTTCTAGTTCTTTATTCGGTTCCATAGAGTTCCAGTTTATCTCTAACAAACTTTCTAATGTATTCGGTGAGAAGTTTGATGTACTTTGATTTGTCTCTTTCTTCATAAACGACGCATTCTCCATTTTCGCAAGCCATAATGATTACAAGTTTTTTGACTGAAATACCAGTCAGTTCGTATAGCATACATCCATATGCCATACATTGAACAAAATAGTGTTCAATCCACTCTCGTGGTTTTGGTTTTTTAGAAGTCTTAAAGTCGATTATTGCTAACTCACCGTCATATTCGGCAATGCAGTCAACCGTCCCAGCAATTCCTAATTGCTTACTATATAGGGACCCTTCAAGGGCGTAAATATTATTTATACGATTTAAGTCTGTTTTTGAAATTTTAAAGAGAAAATCTGATAGAGGTTGAACTTTTGGCAATTGCTCATTTTTAAGATGATGCTCTACAAGCGTGTGCATATCAGTTCCACGACTCGTTGCCGCTTTTGTAATACGCTCTGCCTTTTCGTTACCAACTTTCTTACGCCAGTTGATAAAGATTTCCTTATTAAAATGACTGGTCACCGAAGTAATGGAGACCAGTCGGAGAAGTTCTTCTTCAGTAGAAACTTTATAATAACGAACACCATCTATAGTCTCCCTTTCAAGTTTAGGGAGAATCAAATCAACGTGATCAAACATTAAAAACCTGCTTCCATTTTTGCAAGAATGTATTCCTTGACAAGTCCAGAACGAACAATATCATCTACACCAAATTCAATTATATCAAATGATGGCATTTTACGCAATACTGACATAAAGTCCACAATACCATTTCTCTCATTTGTTTTCTGCAAGTCAGACTGTGATGCATCACCACAGAAACAAATCTTGGTATTTTCACCAACACGAGTAATGATAGAATCAAGTTCGTGGAAGTTTAGGTTTTGGAACTCATCCACAATAATGATTGAGTTATCCAGAGTTGTTCCACGAAGGAATGAGGTAGACCAGAATTTAACTGTTTCTTGTGACTTTAAGTTGCCATAGAGCATCTCAAAGTCTGCATCAGAAGGCATCTGGAACATATACTTCACCATATTCTTATAAGGAATCTGGTAAATATCTGCCTTATCGTCGTGAGAACCAGGAAGGAAACCAATTTCTCTTGTGGCAACTAATGAGCGAACAAGATAGATTCTTTCATAAGGGGTTTGCTCATCAAGAACATCTACAAGAGCGTTGTAAAGTGTGATAAAGGTCTTACCAGTTCCAGCACATCCATAAGCAACAATGTGCTTTCCATCAGCATAAGAACCAAAGAGTTTTCTTTGATTATCTGTAAGAGGATCAATATCAATTAAATATTCAGAACCTAATGGTTTTTTGCGCTTCATTTGTTTTGAAGTCAGACCAACTCCGATTGGTTGGTCAGTGTTTCCTCTTTTTCTTCTTGCCATATTTGTAATTTAAATTTTCTTTACACGTGAACCAGGAGCCTTTGATGCTTTCTCTAGAATTGAGTTCCATCCGGGGTTCCTTGCGACAAGTTTATCCTTCCACTCACCAACCTCACCAGGAGATGGGCAAGTCGAAGGATCTGACCAATCGCGGATCCATTCAGGATTATCAGTTTTCCACTGGTCCCAAACGTGGACACTCATTTCCACTTGTTTCTGTTCACCAGTTTTTGTATTCACTATGGGGTATGTGGCCATTGTTATAAATTCAAGATAATTTATTTAGAGTAATTAATCAATCCTAATAGAAGGTTGAAGCGAAAGAATCTCTTCACAACCACAATCATTGTTAGGACACTTCCATCCAAGTGCTTCTGCAACTGTTGGGAAAGTGCAAATAAAGATACGACGACATTCATTTGCAATATCCATATGCTCTTTTTGAGTACCATTTGCAGAGCGAAGATTAATATAATGTATCCACGACCTGCAAGAACCGGACATATAGATACGTGTGGGCGTCGCCAAGGGCAATACAAACCTTGCACACTCCTTTGCCACCCCGTGATCCAAAAGGCGCTTGTAGAGGGCGTTAGATGCCGCAAAGTGCTCTTGAATTTCACTTTGGAGTTTTAGTTTGAGATAACCTTCAAGATCATCTGTGGAGTTCTGACGGTTCTTTGTATCCTGCCTACGAAGTTCTGGAACAGGAATATATTCTGTCAGAAGATTTGTATCAGCATATCGTTGCGAAAATTCTTGATATGTGAACGAACGGTGACGCAAAATCTGTGCTGCGATACCACGATTCGTTTCAATCTCCAAAGTCATAAAACTCTGTTCAAAAACAGACCAATGATTATGCTTAATACAATAAGCAAGCAACTTGG